CATATGCCAGCTTTCGATGCAAAGGGAAATCTTCAAGGCACTTTTGGCCCCGATCCGTTTGGTTTTGGTGGTCTGGTTTATTCTGGCAATCCGATTGAGGGTAATGAAGCGACAGGGTATTCCCCTGATACCGGTGATGGCTCAGAAGAGGTAAAGCCAGTTAATCCGCTTACTGGCACTTGTGAAGATGGTTACGTCTTTGATGAAGATTTAAACGCTTGTCGATTAGCCACAGGCTCAAGCGGAAGTGATAGCCAAGACGGAACCTCTGCACCGGAAGATGGCCTTTATTTCCGTCGATCTATTCTTGACGATGCGCCGAAGTTTATGCCAGCCGGTATGAACTTTGACGAAATGAACAGGAACTTTAGGCGAGCCGCAGCTTACAACCCTGACAATTATGAAAATCAGATGAACACAACAGGGTTTTCACTTCTCACATGAGTGATGCAAAACTTCGCACCCAGCAAGAACGCGCAGCACACGCTGAACGATTGCTGGCAGACCCTCTTTTGCAAGAGGCGTTCACCACACTTAATGACGAATTTATGCGCACTTGGCGACAAACCTCTGTGAATGACTCAGAGGCTCGCGAGCGCATTTACGCGCTTTGCACCGCGCTTGACGCAATCAAACAGCACATCGCGTCTGTGATTGTTGATGGCAAAATTGCAAAGCTAAATCAGGAAAATCAACAAAAAAATAGGTGATAAAAATGGCTGATAATTCCACGCCGGAAACCAGCGCACAAAATTCTTTTAGTTTTAATGATGCAGTGACTTCTCTCATTGACCCGCCTGAAGCGGAAAACCAAGAGGAAGTGGCAGCGGAGTCTCAAGAAGAACTTGAGGCTCAACCCTCTGAAGAGGAAGAGGTTGAGGCAGAGGTTGAAGGTGAGGTCGATGAGACTGAGCCTGATGTCGATGAAGAAGCCGATTTTGACGCAGAGGAAGATGCCCTTGATGAAGATGACCAAGAGGATGACCAAGAGACACCCGACACCTACACTGTCAAGGTTGATGGTGAAAATGTCGAGGTTACGCTTGAGGAAGCCCTTGCAGGCTATCAGCGTCAGGGAGCGTTCACAAAGCGCATGCAAGAACTCTCAGAAGGCCGAAAAGCACTTGAGGCAGAAGCCTCAGTTGTCCGGCAAAATCGAGATAAGTATGCGCAGGGGCTAGAACTACTCAGTAATCATCTGCAATCCGTTCAGGCACAAGAGCCTGATTGGGACAGATTATATAATGAGTTGGATGCAAAGGAATATGCCAGAGCCGTCCAGTTGCATAATGAGCGCAAGAATGATCTTGCGGCTGTTGAAGCTGAAAGAGGAGAAATCCACAGGCAGCAAGCAGCCGAAAATCAAGCCGCGTTTCAGCAACACTTAGTCACAGAGAAACAGAGATTGCTGGATGTAATACCAGCATGGCAAGACGAAACCCGCATGAAGAAAGAACGTGCGGCGGTTGTCAATTACGCTAAAACTCTTGGTTACACTGCCGAAGAAATACAAGTCGCAAGCGACCATCGTGCAGTTAAAGCCCTTTATGACAGTTGGCGTTTGTCCACCCTTAACAAGGAGACAGATGTCGCAAAGAAGAAGGTGCGTAAAGCACCGAAGATGGCAAAAGCTGGAACTCCTCGTCCAAAAGGTGAAAGCCAAACGAGACGCAAAAAGCAATTAAGTCAGCGTCTTAATAAGGAACGCAGCGTCAATGCTGCCGTTGATCTTTTACTTGGTTAGAAAGGAGTTGTCCTCATGGCAACAGCAACAACCGCAAATGCAGTGGGCGAAAAGGAAACGCTTGCTGACGTAATTTATAAGGTGGACTCAGATGAGACACCGATTTTTTCCTCAACCGCAAAGACAACCATCAATGGTGTTTTTGCCGAATGGCAAGTCCAAGAACTAGCTAGTGCCGCAGCAAACCACGTCAACGAAGGCGCTGACATGGCTGACACTGGTGTGACAGCCACCGTAAGACTCGGAAATTACGCACAAATATCACAAAAAGGTGTAATTATTTCAAAAACTTTGGATGCCGTTGAAAAAGCGGGACGCGACCGTGAGGTGGCATATCAGAAGGTTTTGAAGGGTCTTGAGCTTCGCCGTGACATCGAACACATGATCGGTAACACCGACGTGGCTCGCGCTTCATCCGGCCCACGCAAATCAGCATCTCTGACTTGCTGGATCACAAACGGAAGCGTTGGTGGTGGTGCTGGTGCATTTGCTACCGGAGACGGTACTGACACAGTGACCGGTGGAACGGATCGTGCTTTGACTTTAGCACTGATTGACGATGCGACACAGGACGCATGGGCTGATGGTGGTTCTCCAGAACTGCTAGTCTGTTCAGCGACCAATCGTGCGAACATCAGCGATCTGAGTCAAGCAGGCACAAACTTGGTCACAAACCAAGTGAACGCCACAGCAAATGCTGCACCGTCATTCATTGGCAGTGTGAGTGTATATCTCAATGACTTTGGTCAGCTAAATATTACGCCGTCCAGATTCATGGGCAATGATCGCCTGTTTGTGATCGATCCTAACTATGTTGAGGTCGGTACACTTGCAGGGCGTAACTTCTCTGAAAACGAGATTGGCTCAACAGGTGACGCTGAGAAAATTCAGCTAATCTGCGAGTGGACTTTGTGCGTCAAAGCACCGAAGGCTCATGGAATGATCATGGACTTAAACGGTTCATAATCAGGCCATATAATCAAACTGAAAGGGGGGCGAAAGCCCCCTTTTCTTATGAGGGAAAAATGAGCAAAAGATTATTAAGAAGTGACAGTCAACGTCGCAGTCAAACTTGGCTACATGAGAACGACGGCGGCGGCTGGACAATTGAGCAAAAGCAGCACGTCGGTCATGTTCTTGAGCATAACAAGCGTCTGCGCGATAGCTGGCAAAAAGGTCAGTTGACCGGCAATACGCAAAAGCACTGGCAGCAAGTCGCTGAGATACCGGCAAATGTTTTCATGGAACTCAAAGAAAAGTTTGGTGACTACAAGGATAATCCGAAGGCGTGGCGCAAGTGGCTTAATGATTACGATAACCGGTTTTTCAGAACCAGTGGCGGGAATGTCTAATGGCAATAGCGACATATTCAGATTTGCAGACAGCAATCGCAAACTTTCTTGCGAGGACTGATTTAACAGCGCAAATCCCTGACTTTATTAAGCTGGCAGAGTCCAGAATGTCGAGGGAGTTGGAAACGCGGTCTCAGGAAAAGCGTGTGCAGGCTACTCTGACATCTGGCGATGAATATATTGCTTTGCCCACTGATTTGCGAGAAACTCGCGAGGTCAAGCTGAACACTTCACCTCTGACAGTTTTGCAATACAAAAGCCCATCGCAATTAGACTCCGATTTCAGTACATCTGGTCAGGGCAAGCCTCTTGCCTTTTCGATTGTTGGCGATGAATTAAAGCTCCGGCCTGTCCCCGACACCAGCTACACGGCTGAGATTATTTATATTGGTGATATTGATGAGTTATCATCAACAAATGCCACAAATAACATCCTTACCAGACATCCAGACGCTTACCTATCCGGCAGTTTAGTCGAGGCATACACCTATCTGATGGATGAGCAAAGGGCGCAAATTTACGATCAGAAGTTCAACCGGTGCCTTGAAGAAATCCGAAAAGATGAGCAGCGAGCGCATTATGGAACTGGCACTCTCCAAATCCAATCAATTTATCAGCGACAAAATTCAGGAGCCTAAACCATGTCAGCGATGAGCGATTATCTTGAGCTAAAATTCTTAGATCATTTCACTGGTCGAGCCGCAACATCTGCGCCTAGTGCCGTCTATCTTGGCCTATCGACCGGTTCGATGGCTGACGATAACTCAGGCACAGAACTTAGTGGAAATAACTATAGCCGCAAGGCGGTGACTTTCGCGGCAGCGGCAAGCGGTTCTATTTCCAGCAATGCGGCGGTCGAATTTGACGCTGCAAGTGGTTCGTGGGGTAGTGTATCCCATTGGGCTATTTACGATGCCTCGTCTGGTGGAAACCAACTTTTTCATGGTGCTTTCACGGCGGCAAAAACAATCGGCTCCGGTGATATTCTAAAGGTTTCAAGCGGTAGCGTCACAATTTCAGCCGACTAAAAATCATGGCACTAGGAATCCCAAATCTAGACCAGATTACAACTAATCTTGATGCGATTTCTGGAAGTCTTGACTCGACTGATGATCTGCACAAGGTCGAGTGGTCTAACCCTAATTTAGAACAGCTTGATAGTTGGGGAACGCTTGAGCAGCTTGACGCTCTTGGCACTCTTGACAATCTTTCGTCACTGGCTGTTTTGCAGGCAGTGGCAACGGCAGCAACTTCGGCAACGGCAACGGCTGAATTAGTCTTTGCTATCGAAGTTGAGTTTTCTGTTTCGTGTTCTGCCACTGCAACAGCCACAGCGACAAGAATTGTGCCGATGGTTGCAGCAGCCGCTTCGATTGGAACGGTTACGGCTACAGCCACAGCGACTAAGATTGGTGTTGCAAATGCAACCGTAAGTGCAACGGCAACCGCGTCTGCAATACCGGTTCGCCAGCTAGTTGCAACCGCAACAGCGTCGGCAACAGGAACAGCAACAGGAAACATTGTTGTTCTAGCTGTTGCTTCGGCAAGCACTTCTGCGTCGGCGACTGCCGCCCCGACAGGCGAGTTTGTGATGACTGCGACAGGAGCGACATCTGTCAGCGCAACCGTAGCGGGTAAAATTCTGGGTGAGGATTGGTCAGTTATACCATCTGGAACTGAGACTTGGACGCTTCAAACTGTCGGCTCAGAAATATGGACAACACAATCTAAAGGCAGCGAGGTCTGGTTGAGTCAATGATTAAGTTTGGTGAATGGCTACCTGATCAGCCTGATATGGAAAACGGCGGCGTGACGGTTGCGAAAAATGTTGTGCCTGCGTTGGGCGGCTATCGCAGTTTTCCAAGCGGTGTTGTTTTTTCAAACGCGGCGACTAGCCGGATCAGAGGTATGTTTGCGGTCAAAGATGCAAGCTCATCTGTTTCGCTGTTTGCTGGTGATGATGGGAAGCTCTACAAGTTTAATCAAGGCACAAGCAATCTTGACGATGTGAGCAAGGCCGGTTCACCAGCCTATGATTTAACTGCGGATGAGCGATGGAGATTTGTGCAGTTTGGCACGAATGTCATCGCGGCTGGCGGTATTGGTGAGGAAATCCAGAAGTTTAATGTCGGAGCAGACTCCGCGTTTAGTAACTTGGCAGGCTCACCGCCAAAAGCAGATTTCATCACCGTTGTCAGAGATCAGGTCTGGACGGCAAATATCGATGAGGGATCAGGCAGGGTTAATAACAAGGTCAGATGGTCAGGCATCAATGATGAGACAAGCTGGACAATAGGAACTGATCAGGCAGACAGCCAGATAATTCCTGATGCTGGTTCAATCACCGGATTATGCGGCGGTGAAAGAGCGATAATCCTGATGGAGCGAGCTATCGCGGTTGCAACCTATGTCGGCTCGCCCTTGATCTATCAGATTGACCGTGTTGAGACCCAGCGTGGCTGTGCTTTTCCAAACAGTGTCAGTCAGGTTGGCGGCGATGTTTTCTATTTAGCAAGAGATGGTTTTTTTAAATTTTCGGGCAATCAAAGCATACCAATCGGAGCAGAGAAAATTGACCATTTCTTCTTTAAGGACTTCAATGAAGCACAAATTGAAAAGATGTCGACTGCGGTTGATCCTGAAAATCAACTTGTGGCGTGGTCATATGTCAGTAACGATGCTGTCGATGCAACGCCGGATAAAATCCTTATTTTCAACTATGCGATAAATCGTTGGTCGCTTGTTGAGACAGCTTGCGAGCTTCTTGCTCCGCTGTTCACGCCTGCATATACACTAGAAGATTTAGACAATCTTTCGTCCTCAATTGATACTTTGCCAGCACCTTTAGACAGCACACTTTACAAAGGCGGTCAGTATTTTTTCGGCGGTAGCCAAGCGTCAAAATTGTTTGGTTTTACTGGCACTGTTCTGGCGGGAACAATTGAGACATCAGAGTTTGCGGTGCAGCCAAACAGACATAGTGTCGTCACAAGGTCAGTGCCTTATTTCACTGGTGGTTCTGTGACTATGCAGATCGGCGCAAGAGACAGACAGGACGACACTGAGGTTTTTGATACCGCCTCAAGTTTGACCGACGAAGGCTTTTGTCAGCATCGTGTTCAAGGGCGTTTTCATCGCGCTCGCATGAATATCGAAGGGAACTGGAGTTACGCACAAGGCGTTGAGCTTGAGGGTCGGACTCTTGGCAGAAGGTAATTTTTTAAGGCTACCGTATGAGGCTGATAACCCGCGCCAAATATCACAAGTCGTCAACAATATTCTTGATGGCAAATTAAATAGCACTGGCTCATTTACTTGCACAGCAAGCGCGGCAACAACGGCCGTTGTGGATTTCAGGGCTGGTAAAGACAGCATAATCCTGCTGATGCCGACAACAGCAAACGCTGCGGCAGAGG